AGCGATCACCGGTGGCGCACCTAGCTTCTGGCAGGGGCCACCTGTTAAGTTCAAGACTGCTGTGGATCAGTTCTTTGGTATCTCGGCCGCAGCGATTGTCTCAGGCGGGACTGGTCATAACGTCAATGATATTATAACGCTTCCGCAATCCGCAGCGGGCGTAGCTCCAGTTGGAGCGCCAGGACAATTGCAAGTCACATCAGTCGGCGGCGGTGGGGTCATCACTGGTATCCAGATCGTCCCGATCGTTGGTGGCGAGGCCACCCCTGTCACCGGCAGCTACTTCGTCGCCCCATCCGGCACCTTAGCCCAAGGCTCGACAACCGGTTCTGGTATCGGTGCCACATTCACCGTCACCGTTACCGCTGCCCAAGCTGACCAACGAGTCGTCCTCACCAATCAAGAATTTGCCATCCTCAATTACGTCCGTAACATAACCGATCCCAACATCTTCGACGACGCATTTCAAGAGGCCTTCGTCTCTGTCCTTGGCGCGCGCCTTTGCTTCGCTCTCTCCGGAGATATCAAACGGGCCAACTTCAAAATCTCAGAAGCCAACGCCGCGATCATGTCGGCTCGTGGTGACGATGGCAACGAAGGTCTGACCGTTAATGATGTCGTCCCAGATTGGATTCGCAAGCGAGGCATTGCCTACACCGAAGATTATTCAGGTCCCTACGACACAGGCTTCAATTGGGGGGCATTATGGCCAGGATACACATAAAATCAAGAAAGTGACTGGATTGAATAAATGGGGTCAGTCATACAAACCAGCTTCAATTCTGGGGAATGGAGTCCCGCCCTATTCGCACGTGTTGATTTACAGAAATTTCATTCTGGCGCTGCGCTTATAAGGAATTGGTTTGTCGACTATCGTGGTGGTGTCACCACCAAGCCCGGTTCGAAATACATCCTCCAAGCTAAAAGCAATTCCACCGTTCGGCTGATTCCGTTTCAGGCATCGCTGACGGTTTCCTATATGCTTGAGTTTGGGCTGAACTATATTCGATTCATCAATAACGGATCGTATGTTCTTGAGGCTGCGAAGACGATCTCTGGTGCCAACATCGGCACTAGCACTCTCACGATTACCAGCAATGGATATTCCAATGGAGACTGGATATTCATCAACGGTATAGTCGGCACGCTTGGCAATTTGCTGAATGGCAATTACTTCATCGTTGCTTCAGCAGCTACGAACACCATCAAGCTAACTGACTTGAACGGCAACACCATCACCTTCACTGGTGCCTACACCTCAGGCGGTACGGCCCAACGAGTTTATACCGTTGCCACAACCTATCTCGACACCGAAGTCTTCGGCATCAAATATGCTCAAGACGTTAACATCCTTTTCCTTTGCCATCCGAATCATGCACCTTCACAGCTTGTTCTGAACACTTCCAATGTTCAACCGAGTTGGACTTTTGGTGCTATAACCTTCGGCTCTACCGTCACCACTCCAACAGGAACCAATGTCACTACCAATGCTACCAGTACCGGGGACTGGCTCTCGTATGTGATGACGGCTGTTGATGTCAACGGTCAAGAGTCAGCACCGACCAATCCTTTTGGCATAGCCAATGTCAATCTTGCTTCGGGGTATACAAACACAGTCTCATGGACACCTGTTGTGGGTGCTGTGGCCTACAACATCTACAAGACAACTTTGTCTGTAGGCTCTGCCTTACCTGTCGGCCAGCCTTATGGCTTCATTGGCACAGCAACTGGTTCGTCATTCATTGATCAAGTTATCAATCCGGACTTTTCGCAATCGCCACCGATAGTACAGAATCCGTTCTCTGGCTCAGGTGTTCAGTCTGTCGCAATCACTAGTGGAGGTACCTACACTCCAAGTTCCGTTCCACTAGCCAATCCATCTGTCACCTTCTCAGGTGGCGGTGGTTCCGGTGCTACTGGCATAGCTGTCATGGCTGCATCAGCCTTGGCTATAACCAATGGTGGATCAGGCTATACGCTTAATGGAATCTATCCAACTGGCGCACCCGGAGTTTCTATTCAAGTAACAAGCTTGGGTACGTTTAATAGTATCTCTACAGCTATACTTGTAAGCACTGGCAGCTTCACAGGGTCGATGCCGGGCAATTCACAGAACGTACCGGGTGGTTCGTCGACGGCACAGGTGCAGCTATCGTATCAGGTTGTATCGGTCGGTATAACCTCGCCCGGTACTGGATATGGCTCGCCACCAACTGTTGCTTTTGGCTTTGGCTCGGCCTCTGCCACCGCTGTCCTTGGTTCGCCCTCGGCAGGCAACCCAACCGTGCCGATGTTTCATCAGCAACGGAGCTTCTTCGGTGGACCGGTGTCGTCGCCAAGTCAATTCAACATGTCACAACCGGGTGCCATTTACAACTTCAACATTACATACCCTGCTGCGGACGACAATGCGATCCAAGATACCTTCACCAATAGTACACTGAACACGATCAAATCCGCGGTCTCTACAGCCGCAGGCCTTATCGTGTTCGCTGACAAGGCAGCATGGTTGCTAAACAGTGGTAGCTCTGGCAGCGCCATTGGTGCCTTGACCATCACAGCCAATCCACAGAGCTATGCAGGCGCTAGTGACCTGCCGCCGATCGTCACGCCAAACGATATCCTCTACGTCCAAGCCAAAGGCTCCATCGTTCGCGATCTCGCTTACAACTTCTATCTCAACAGCTACGTCGGTGCCGACATCTCCGTCCTATCCTCACATCTCTTCTACGGCTTCAGCATGGTCCAATGGGCTTGGGCCGAAGAGCCGTTTAAGGTTGCTTGGGTAGTGCGGAGCGATGGTACATTGCTGTCGCTAACTTTCGTTAAAGAACAAGAGTTGATCGCTTGGGCTCATAGCGACACGCAAGGCTCCTATAAATCCATAGCGACGGTCACTGAACAGACAGCCCTAGGTTCTGTGGATGCAATCTACACCGTCGTCCAACGGAGCATCAACGGCAATACTGTCAATTACATCGAACGGATGGTTGAACTCTATTATCCAGTCGGCCTCACCGACGCATGGCAGGTGGATGCTGGGATACAATTCAACGGAGCCTCAGCCCTGACCTTCTCCGGCGCCCAGCATTTGGCAGGTGCAATGGTCACTGGTTTGGCAACGGATAATCTTGGTAACGTGACGGTGATACCAGCGTTTGCAATGCCAACGAATGGGACCTTTACCTTGGCTGCACCAACTGCGCCAGCCACTGGCTACACCCGCGTCACTGTAGGCCTTCCATTCACGCCGCAACTCCAAACCCTTCCTTTAGACCTCGGCGAGCCAACAGTCCAAGGCAAGCGGAAGAAGATATCAGCCGTCACCTTGCGATGCCAGAACGCCCTTGGCCTGTCCATGGGAAGCATTCAAGCTAATATCAAACCAATTCAAAGTCTGATCCTTGGCAATGTGAACGAAGCCCTTAACGCACCAATCACTGGCCTCGTCACGGCTGACGCCCGTGCCTTTATCGATCCTGACTGGAACGTTCCCGGTCAATACTTCATCGAACAAGACAACCCCTACCCTGCCTCCATCCTTGGCGTGATTCCTGAGATCGAAGTCGGTGACACATGACGACCACCATCCAAATTCTAAAGGACCGACGGATTTCTTCCTTGATTTCTGAGAAGTACGGCTCAATAATGTCAGAACGAGACGCAGAGATGATGGACTATTGCCAAACCATGGGCGAGGTTTGGATCGGGATGGTCAATGATGATCTCGTAGCCTGCTGGGGATTGATCCCACCTTCATTCCTTGCGGATCAGGCCTATCTTTGGATGTGGGTACCGCCAGATGTGAAACATCAATTCCTTTTAGTTCGACACTCGCAGATACAGATTAAGAAGATGTTGGATCGGTACGATATGTTGGTAGGGCATTGTATGGTCGGCTCACGATCGGCTCGACAATGGCTGCAATGGCTCGGTGCGGAATTTGGTTTGGCACAGGGCCCGCTTGTGCCTTTTGAGATCAGGAGAGCCTAATGGTCGATCCGATCTCAGCAGGGACAATGGCTGCGATTTCGATGGGGACCACTGTCGCTGGTGGGGTCGTTAGTGGCATTGGCAACATCTTCCAAGGCAATGCCAATGCTGCTTCGTACAACTACAAAGCCGGTGTGGCCCTTGCGAACTCTACAATCAATAAGCAAAATGCTGTCTGGGCTACAGAGGCAGGCGGCATCGCTGCGACAGAGTCAGGACTGAAATCAGGCGAGGTTATTGCCCAGACTAAGGTCGGTCAGAGCGGGTCGAATCTTGATGTGAACACTGGCACCAATGCAGCGGTGCGCGACACTCAACAGGCTGCTGCACAGACAGATCAAGAAATCATTCGATGGGATGCTGCTAAGAAGGCGTATGGTTACGAGACCAAAGCTGCTATGGATGAGGCTGAGGCTAGTATGGACACCGCTGCCGCTTCTAATTCCAAGACCTCTGGCATCCTCGGTGCGATCGGCTCCTTCATCAACGCAGGCTCTAGCGTAGCGTCGAAGTGGAGCCAAGGCAATACCATTGGCATCGGTACTTCCAGCGGTCCAATCGGTATGTTCACCAACGGTGGCAATGATGGCCTAGCCCCTTCATGGACAGGATGATATGCCCCAAGTCCCCGGTGATCTAACCCCAACCCAGCGGCCTTCTGATCAAGGCACGCCGGAGCTTAACATCAGTGTCACACCTGATGCCTTCGGTGCGTCGATAGGGCATGCCCTACAGGGAGTTGGCAGCGATCTGAGCCAAGCTGGGGATCGTATTTGGCAACGGGCGGTCGAAATCCAGAACCTGAACAACGAAGCTGAGGTTGATCGCGCCGATGCGAAATACATGGAGCGTGCTGGTATCCTCCATGCCGAGTTCTCTGCCAAGCAAGGTGTTGAGGCACAGCAAGCGTTTCCGAAGTATATCCAAGACCTGAAAGACGCCCGTACTGATATTAGCGGTGGCATGACCAATCCCATGTCACAGAAGATGTTCGATAAGACATCTCTGTCAACAATGGGTCGGACGATATTCAATGGTGCAGGGCATGCGGCTACGCAGACGAGAATGGCTGCGATTGATGGAGTCACACAGCGGCTGAATAGCACCGTAGACAAAGCCGCTACTAGCGAAGACCCAGCTGAGATTGAAGAGCTTCGTGGCAAGGCACAAGGATTGAACTACAAGCTTCATCAGCTAAAGGGTCAACCCGACTCTGTCGATGACGGTGAACGCATCATCAACTCCTCCATCGACTCCAATCGCGTCTATAACCTTGCCAAGACCGATCCGTTTAAGGCCAAGGAAATGCTCGATGCGAAGAAAGGGCAGATTACCGAGCAAGACTACAATCGCGTAGACAACTTCATCACCTCCCAGCGTCGTGCGATTGGCTCAGCCAACATCGCGAACGAAGTCTGGGCTCAAGGTCGTGGCGACGGTGACAAGCCTGAGCTATCTGAATCTGACATGGTTGCGATCGGCAAGAAGCAGGCGAATGAGACCGCGCCGGATGATCCGATCTTCGCGCAGCATGTTGAGAACGCGATTCATGCCAAGTACACCCGAGAGAAGCAATCGGAACGGCAGGCCACTTGGGATGCCAAGCAAGAGATTGCGGTGGCGATGCAGAATGGCGCAACGACTTTGCAAGAGCTACAGGCAAACCCGAAGACCGCGGCTGCGATCCAACAGCTTCCGCCGAGGGAGCAGAACGCGATACCGGCGCAGTTGAATCGGTATGTGAAGGCGAGGGACTATGCCGATAACCAACGTAACATGACAGTCCTCGATGGCCTTCGCAAGAATGATGTCCTGTCCTTCCTCGACATCGATCCAACCGATGCGAAATACAAGCTTAGCCAATCACAGATTCGCACTGTCATGGGCTGGCAGGCCGAATTGAAGAAGAACCAGAACCAAGACCCGCAGGTGAATCGGGCCATGTCTTGGATTCGAGGTTCAATGGGTTCGCAGCTTCAGGCCCTTGGCATCTATCATCGAAATGGCAAAGAGCCTGATGACTATGATCACTTCACTGGGGCCCTATCTGAAGCGATCTCAGAATGGACTTCCGCAAAGGGCAAGCCACCCGATTCCAAGGACGTGACTGAGACTATCGCTCCACAATTGTTGAAGACGCATCAGGAACTGGGCTGGCTATGGGGCACCAACACTTCCGCGCCCGAGTTCAAGGATGCCTTGTCCACAGACAAATACAAAGCCTTTGCCAAGCGCCATGCGCAAGATCGTCTTGATCAAGGCTTGCCTGAACCCTCTTCACAAGAGACTGAGAGGCTGTTCTATCGTGGCCTTGCTCGCGAACTTTACCAACCTCGTGATCCAACCAAGCAACCGATGTGATTATCATGGATACCTTTCAGGCTACGGAGAAAGAGCATTGGGAAATTGAGCAAGACCTGCGGTATAATAAAACTAAGGAAGAAGTGATCGAAGCCTATATGGAATTGCTTACGATGTTAGAGCAGTCGTTGAAACAAACTGAGCGACTTCTTAAAGGCATTAGCATCCAGTGACCGACACCTACACCAACGATCCTTTTGACCCTCGCTACTTAGAGGATTCGCAACGACGCCAAGCCGCAGGCGCGTTGGTGAATGCTGTCGATGATGATCCGGAGGATGCTGCTAAGGCCGTGAACCTTGGTTCCGCAACCGGCGTCAATCCTGTCTTGATCCATTCTGACCTTGAAGGCTTTGAGAAGCAGCAAAGGGTTGCGGTCAATACGAAGCTGTCAGCGGATAATAAGTTCCTTCAGGATTATCTGACTGGCCATCCTATGGCTGCGGCGGTGTCGCATGATGACTTGGCACAGCTGGATGAAGTTAGTGAGCATCTTGGGTCGTTTTATAAAGACACTCGTCTTGGTCAATGGCTCAAGAGCGATAGCGTTGCCGAGACATTCATGGAAGGCTTCGGCGATCAGCCTGTTGGCCGTACCGCTTTCTCGCGGCCTGACGATGTTGAATTTGCTATCTCTCATCCCTTGATCGCATCCGCTGCCTCAGTCCCAGCCTTCGCTGGCGAGTTAATCGGCCGCACCACCTCAGGCATCCTCCGTCTCGGTTACGAAGGTATGTCACAAGTCTTTGGTGAGAAGTTCGCTAGAGAAATGGCTGCGATGGCTGAGCATCAAATGATGCGCGGTGATATGGGAGTGGGTGCTGGTGGTGGAGGGTCTCGAACTGGTATTGCTATCAATGAACAGTTAGCTTCCCAAATTCGCAAGGCCTCTGAAGCTATCAAGACCTCTGATATCTACACCGTTGAAGGCAAGGAGCCGCCTGCGAACATCAACCCGCTCCTAGACGAAGCACACAAAATCCAAGCTAAGGAAGATGGTGATGCTCTCAAAGAACTTACTCGATCCGCTCAAGCATCCCAGACCCGAGAGCGGTCGCCAGAGATGTTTGCCAAGTTCATCGAGTCCCACATCGGCAACCGAGAGATCGGGATCGACGCAGACGCCATCCGTCGCCTCTACGGAGACAAAGTCCCAGCCCCCGACGATGGCATCCTTGGCTGGGTTCCGGGCTTGGCTGAAAGACTTACGTCGCCAGTTGGAGATGATGTTCGAGTACCTTTGAAGGATTGGTTGGCAAAGGTTGATCCAGAAGTCGCGAAGGAATTGCATGATGATGTGAGGGTGAGAGATGGTGGGCTGACGATTAATGATACGAAGGTTGGGCCAGATAAAGAAGGTGTTGTTGAAGGGCAGTTGCATCCAGAGCCGGTTGCCAAAGAAGTAATCCCCGAACCCCTTCAAGCCGTCCGTGGCTCGGCTGGGCTCGAGCCAATGTTTCAGGTTGGGGATCGGAAGTTGACCATTGGCCAAAGACGAGGTAAGATTAGTTCTGAGACCGGTGTAGTTAGCGCTGATGAATTTCATATATTCGACGAATCAGGAAAGAAAGTTGGATGGCTCGAGACCACACCATATGAAGGAGGGAAGAAGGTTTATGTAGATAACATCGGTGGCTTTGAGTCTCTTGGTTATGGTCCTAATAGCTTTGGCCCTGCTCTTACACGATCATTGATTAGGCAAATTAAGGATGCCTACCCACAAGTAGAACAGATCGGCGGCTTCCGTATCTCAGGCGCGAGAGAGAAGGCTGGGACTGAGAGGGATGTTTGGATTAAGGTTCAGCCCGGCGAAGAGTCAATTGATCTCAAGACCCATGAAGATTTCAAGCAATTGCTGACGCAGAATTGGGAGGAGATTCACAAAGGCCTCTTTGGTCTGTTCCATGAAGAAGGCAAAGGCGTCGCTGCGGATTCGCTTGTTGGCCAAATGGTAATGCACGAACTAGCTCGTATCGTGCCTGATGCCGAAGCTGATGTGGCACATGGCCTTCATGCAAGGGCCTTCGGCGAATTACACGGAGCCTACGTTCCCAACTTCCGTCAAATCTTGGTATCGCTGCGAGCCACTGATCCGATCGGTACCGCAAGGCATGAGGCCATACATGCTTTGAAGGACCTTGGTCTGTTCTCGGATAAGGAATGGGCCACCTTACAGAAGGCCTCGGTTGATCTTGATTGGGTGAAGAAATACAACATCGAAGAGCGTTGGGCCGGCGGCAAAGGTGTTAAGCTCACCGAAGAATCAATCGCCGAAGCCTATCTTGATTGGGCACGTGGCAATGATATGCCTAAGGAAGTGCATGGGCTCTTCGAGAGGTTCAAGCAGTTCTTGGAAGGGCTTCGTTCACAAATCAAAGAACTGTTTGGTCACGATCTCTCTTGGGAAGAGATATTCCAGAAGGTGGATTCGGGAGAGATTGGAAGGAGAGAGCTTCCAGAAGCTGAAGGTGCTGAAGGCGAGATCGCAGCCCAACCAGTCGACGACGGCCTCTACGATCGTGGTAAAGCCCTTGGGGTTACTCAAGCCCACATGGAGCGAATGCAGAAACTGATCGATAAGAAGAACAACGAAGACCTCGAAGCCGCTCAGCGTCGTGCCGAGGTTCGGCAGCGACGACGATCGAACAAGGAATGGAAGGAACGCCGAACCCAGCTTCGAGATGAAGTCCGCGAGAGCATTGAACAGCGTCCCGACATTGCTATCGATCAGATTATGACCACGGATAAAATCAAGATCGATCCCAAGTACCTGACTGAAGAACAGCGAAGCCGGTTGCCAAAGGATTATATTCAAAAGAAGAACGGGGTCAACCCTGACGACCTCGCTGGATACTTTGGCTACACCACCGGCGATGCTCTTGTGGAACGGTTGACGATGCTGACTGAAGACCGAGTGCGAAGTGGCATGTCCTCTCGCGACTACCTCAATCGACTCATCGACATCGAAACCGATCGAAGCTTAATCAAGAGTTTGGCAACCGAGAGCAGTCGATCTTGGATGAGGCAAAGGATCAGGCCCTGTCGGAGACAGCCCTCAACCTTGTCCATGAAGAGACTTTGGCCTATGCCTTGAAGGCCGGTCAAGAACCTCAGTTCACCAAAGACGAAGTCCGTGAGATGGTCAAGGCTGACTTTGATAGTCGCATCGTTGGCTCTATCTCGTCCGACATCCTCATGTCCAAGGCAGGCACCATCGGCAAGAAGATCGAAGAAGCCGGTGCCAAGGGTGATTGGGGCGAGGCCTATCGGCTCTCGCAACAGCGCAACCACACTGTAATCGCTGCCAAGCTCGCTCGCGCTTACGAAAAGTCCCGCGCTCAATTCGACCGCACCGCCAAGACCTTCTCAAAGAACCGAACTGTCGCATCGGTAGACCAGGAATATGTCAATTGGATTCAAGACATCCTCCTTCGCACTGGCCATTCTCTCGCCCGTTCTGTTCGGGACCTTGCTGAGAACATCGGCCGTCAGAGCGAGACTAATCTGGCTGCTTTCATTGATGCTAAAGAGGCCCATTTTATGGGCATGCGTCAGTTGGATGTGCCTGATTTCCTTCGTGATCCGGATTTTAGAACGCCGGTAGATGAGTTGTCGGTGCATGATTTCGAGGGGTTGAAGCAAGGGATCAAGATACTTGAGAAGGCTGGGCGGGACGAGAAGTCGATCAATGTACAGGGTGAGAATTGGGACCTTGCGAAGACCAAGCATGAGATGGTTGAGAAGCTGGCGACCTTTGGTTATGATCGAAGCAAGATGGAGGCCAATACGAAGTTCAGTCTTCTGAGGAAGATGGCCTTCGGCTTGACGAATATAGAGACCCTTCTCAACCGCTGGGATCGCAACGATCCTATGGGCGTGTTTAACCAAGCTATAATCCGTCCTCTTGTTGAAGCCGCTAATGGCAAATCTAGATTGTTGCGGGAGATCGCAAAGGACTTAGACAAGATAGATCGTCCTTCCAAAGGTGAACTTGGTAAGCTAGTCGAAGCTCCCTTCCCCGACCCATCCACGCCCGGTGGACAAGGCGAATGGACCGGCTTCAACCGTGGCAACGTCTTGATGATGTTGCAGAATGCTGGGAACAAGTCGAATTGGACGGTGCTGTCGAAGGGCTACGGTGCCGAGCCAGAAGCCTTGTTCAATTGGTTACAAAAGAATGTGACCAAAGACGACGTGCTTCGTGCGCAGCATGTGGGTGACATCTTCAAGAAGCTGATCGCGCAGTCTGACAAGGTCTACGAACGCCTGACCGGTGCCACAGTCGAGAAGGTCCCGTTGAAGCCGATCGAGTTCACCCTTGCAGATGGCGAGAAGGTCTCTGTCCCCGGCTGGTACCACCCTCTCGATCGCGATCCGATCCGTGCTTCGATGTGGAAGGAAGACGCCGAGACAGGCGAACGCGAGCGCGTCGTTGCCCGAGGAAGGGAGTCTGCCTATGGCGACGCTGATTACTTTCATGCATCGACTTCTAATGGCTACACGAAGAAGCGAACCGGTGCCGTCTACCCACTCAACCTTGACTTCAACTTTATCCCGACGAGACTTCGTCAAATCGCCCACGACATCCATTTCAGGGAGCCGCTATTATCGACGGAGAAGATATTCGCTGATCGATTGTTCCAAGAAGATGTAGCGAAGTATTATGGGAGGGAATACTCTAAAGGACTGATGCCTTATCTTCGTTCGCTTGCGGGATCGGAGGGTATTCGTTCTGAGAATATGGTCTGGGCCGAATCATTCTTGGAGAAGGCTAGACAGAACATCATCTCAACCTACATTGGCTTCAACCCGTTCACGGTATTTAAGCACGCACCGACGGCTGCCTTTATGTCTTCTGCCAGAGTCGGTGCGGATGCCCTTGTCAAAGCAACCGTCGATCTCGCTCGACCCGGCTCTGAGCCTACAATCAAATTCATCATGGATAATTCCGAAGAACTCCAACGCCGTGAACGCCATTGGCAAGATACCCTTGCAGGACAAGGCAATGAACTAAGTGACAAGTCAACGATCCGCGAACAGATAATCGATTGGGGTTCAAAGGCTGTCGCATGGTCTGACATGTCCTCCGCACGACCTATGTGGTGGGCGTCTTATCAGAAGGCTATAGCAGAAGGCAAGCCACATGGTACAGCAGTGTTCTTGGCAGATCGCGATGTGAGATTCGCACATGGTTCAACAGCCGAGACTAACATGCCACCGGCTGTTCGTTCAGGTGGTCCACTTAACCGATACCTAACTTCGGTCTATGGATTCTTTGGCACAGTTATGCAACGCCGTATTGAGCTAATGCATCAGGCTAATGATATCTACCAGCTTGGTCGCGAAGGAGAGATCAAAGCAGCTGCCAAGAACATGCCAAAGCTTCTGAAGAACTTCATGACCTATGCTGTGCTTCCAACTCTCATCGAAGAAGCCGTCACAGGCATGACTACTGAAGATCGTCGTGGTTGGGGTACACACTTGTTGGCAGGCGCCACAATGGGAATGGCATCTTCGGTTCTGTATCTTCGTGATCTTGTCTATGGTCTGACGACTGGACATGATCCCGGTGCAGGATTGATATCGTCAGCAATGCATGATATGGCAAACGTAGCCAGGGACACTCGATCAGCCGTTAGCGATCCAAAGAAGTTCTTTACAAAAGAACATGCTGGCAAGACGATCGAAGATGGCCTGACTCTCTTTGGCGAAATCACCGGCAAGATGCCAAAGACGGTCGCAAGGGGGATTAGGTTTGGCACTGATGTCATGACCGGTCAGCAGAAACCAAAGACGCCTGTGGAATGGATGCGGGGCATAGCCCATGGTGAAGCACAGAGAAGGAAACATTGAACATGCTTACTCTAGAAATGCTACAGAAGCTTTGGCCTCATAGGAACGTAACCGTAGCAGGGCTGATCGAAGGAATGGCAAAGACAGCACCGACGGTCTTTCCAAAGTATGAACTTGATTCAGATTTGACAATCGCTCATTTCATGGCTCAAGCATCTGAGGAAACGGGTGCAGGTCTTGATATGCAAGAGAATATGAACTATACTGCTGTGCGCTTGTTGCAAGTATTCCCTACTCACTTTACTCGTGCGCAGGCAATTGAATTACAACACCAGCCAAGGCTCATTGCGGATCGAGCTTATGGTGGCCGCATGGGCAATGCTCCTCCTCCGTCTGATGATGGATGGAACTTTCGTGGAAAAGGACTATCACAGGTCACAGGCAAGAACGGTTACATTGCTCTTGCAAAGAAGTCTGGATTGGATGTGATCAACCATCCTGATCTTTTGATCCAACCTGACACAGCGCTAGAATGTGGCGTTGCAGATTTTGTACTCTGTGGCTGCTTACCTTACGCGAAACGAAATGACGTTGTTGGTGTGTCAGCCATGCTTAATGTTGGGCACTATACAAGCAACGTCAACCTGATCAATGGATACTCAGAAAGGGTTCATTGGTTGGGACTTTGGAAACATGTAATGGGATTGTAGTATGAGATGGGCCTTCGCCATCGCCATCCTTCTTTGGGCCGTGTTCCTCGTTTGGCTCAACAACACTCTGCCTGATCTTAACTACATACATCTATTTGGATAGGAGAACAAACGTGAACACTCTTAAAGGCATCACCCCTCTACAATGGCTTGGCATTATCCTCGTGATCAACGGCGCCTTGATCGGTTCTACCGCACAACTCACCGATCTCTTTGGTGCTAATGTAGTAAAGATCATCGTTGCAGTCTGCTCCCTTGGCAACTCTGTCGGTGGCGGTCTTGTCACCTTTCTCTCAGGACAGGGCTCAATGATTAAGACTGTCGCAGCGATGCCAGGTGTGGAAGGAATCTCGGTTAATCGACAAGCGAACGCTGCGCTTGCACAGATTGCAGTGTCTGACTCTCCTGATTCAGCTAAGGTCAAGGCAACGCCTGCGGCTGAAGCTGTGGTAGAGGCCACTGCTAAGGCATCGGCTTAGGCCGATTTGGGGGCTAACAAAGGAGAATGACTATGCGTAAGGGTCTACTACTTGCTACGCTATTGCTGGGGGGCTTCCCGGCGATGGCTGCTGATCTACCAACGTTCCCGATCAAGGCACCGCAGGCATCATCCTGTCTAGCCGTAGGCAACTGCTCAGGCGGTTATCTCGACTTTGGCCTGAATATGAATGCGGCATTGTCATCTACTTTCCTCAACAATGCCAGCACTGGACAGAACAATGGTGCCGGTATCAACGTTGGTGCTGGCTATCAGCTATGGACAGGTCAAGTCCTAGCAGGCATTGAAGGCAATGTTGGTTATCAAGGAGGTACCGCTGGCAGCACTGGTACCTTTACCTCGACGCAGTTCGTGAAGCTGGGTTATAACTTCTTCCCAGCCGCTGCAAGTGCGGCACCGACTCCGTCACAGAATCCGTTTGCTGGACTGGTGCCTGCGAACCTTCTAGCGAACTCCACTCCTGCGGTAATTGCTGGTGGCTGCTACGGTCATGGCATCGAGAAGGCCTGTGCCGGACTTGAGGTCGATACTGTAATTGCCAAGGGCTGGTCGACTGCGTTTCAGTGGTATAACGCGCCCAACTATAAGGGTCAGGCCGACGAGAATGTGTTTCGTGTTCTAGTGCAGAAGCACTTCTAAGCGTTATTGGGGGAGGGCAATTCCTCCCCCAACCTCTTTCAGTGGGTAGGGAAATGTCTAGCGAAGCTTGGGTTGCCGTAGGTGCTCTCTCGATACAAACTCTCCTGTATCTTCTTGGCGTATTGGTGATCAGCATTCGCAGCGACACCCGTCAAAAGGTCTACACGGAAAGGTTACAACAGGACATGAATGACATGAAGCAGGAACTGAAGAAGCTTGCCGAAGTCATCATTCAGCAAGCAGTGCAGACTACTCAGTTGAATAACCTTGCGTCACAAGTGACTTCGATCGAGCGGCGGGTCGAAGAACTTCGTCATGGAAACGGCTGGGTGACTGGTAGGGCTGGGATAGATGGGGAGTATAAGTGATGGACCTAGCCACAATCGCTTCATTCCTCAGTGCCCTTGCAGCCATCGGTGCGGTGATAGCATCGATCCGCAATGCCAAGAAGATTCAAGAGGTTCATATCTCGATCAACAGCCGTATGGATGAATTGTTGAAATTGAAGGGCGAGGCAGGTATGGCAGAAGGCTTAGAGAAAGGACGAAATGAGCTTCGGCCTAAATAACATCCGATTGAGTATTCAATTCCGGCGTCACGGCTTTGAACAACCGTTGCCCTGTCCGCTTATCAATATGCGTTGCTACAATCATCCCTGATTGCTCCATGATCTTCACCGCCCGTTCGATTGAATGGATCGGGATCAGTTCCTTTGCATAGTTGATAATCTTCCTCTCCGGCACTGGATTCGTATGCCCGGTCGTCAACACAAAATGATAAATCTCATCCATCGCCTTCGCATCCGCATTCCCAGCCCCAGCCTTGAATATATCCGGCATCGTCATTTCGGCTTCGAGCATCCAACCCATTGCTCGGTTGAAATCGTCCTTGGTAAGGAGTAGGACGTCAGAGCGATCGATAGCAGACACCATCGAAAGTTTATACAGATGGATTCTTCTCCGGGTCGCGTAATGGATAAGCTTGGGATGATTGGGCACCGGGGGCTCACCGAGGTTACGCCAAGCGTTAACCGCGCTGCGATATTCCGGTGTGACTTTGAACTCGCCCACAAGGCCTGAAATTGAAACGAGATCGTGTATGAGATCGGGGTTGAGGTTCTTTTCATGCTCGGCGAAGTCATCACCGATGGTCCTTTCGTCGGAGAAGAGCATTACGATGCGCGAGGTGAAGCCTTGTTCCCAAGCGGTTTCGGGCATGTATTTCATTAGGTTGGAAGGGGTCGTGCCGACGATCAGATTGAGTTGGGGCGATTTGATTTTGATATTGATATCATTGCCACGTCGGGTTTGGCCGTAGGGCCGGGGATCGTAGAAGGCTGACATCGTGCCGATTGCTTCTTCGTCGTACTTATGCATGAAGGCTGAGAGCTCATCGGCGGTGATGTAGAGGGTGTTGTATTCGACCATGCCTTCGGGGAGTCGCATGATGCTGCGCTTGCCTTTGGAGACAGCGTCGATCATTGACGAGGCTGACATGGATGTTGGGGCCGGATGGGGCTCTGGGATTTCTAAGTAGTAGTCCTTCGCGGCGTGGATGCACCGTGTCTTGCCAACTCCGGGGTGGGCGATGAGGGCGCAGTAGATGTTTGGGAATAGGCGACTGCCCCCAGACATCACGTAGACCTTCTGCTCAAGACAGGCAGCGATGGTCGATATCGCAGCCCATCGGCGAAAGATCGCAGGGGCCTCAAGCGACGCTGTGCTATCGACGAAAGCTTCTATCCAACTAGGACAACGACGTGCAGCGCTTCCATTTGTTTTCTTCTTATCCACAAGCAAACTCCCCCCACAAATCCATTGCTGCTTGTAGATATGCAGCATGTGCTTCTTCTAACGAATCCCATAACCCCAGATAATTGTTTTTGTAGTTATAAGTTATCTGTGCCATAAACTTTGTGCCTTTGATAGCTACTCCTTTCACACCTAAGACACTAGTGCATTTTCTATTTGCACCGTTTTGACTGTAACTAGAAGGCCTTAAGTTCTCAAATCGATTATCATTCCTGAGTCGATTCTTATGATCGGTCATAACAACATCACCAGTCATGAAATACCAAGCAAGAAGATGAGCTTGAAATTCATGGCCTCGGTATCTTATTAAAATGTATCCATAATCAGATTCAGTTCCTGCAATTGAACCTTCATGGATGCCATTCCTAACAGAGACTTTCCAAGTGAAAATCCCTGTTAATGGATCATAGTCTAAGACTTCTTTTAGGGCTGGTAATAATTCTGTCCATGATGGACACCTGCGGCTGGCGCTTCCGTTTGTCGTGACCTTCGTAGTCTTTGAGGCCGTCTGGGTTGATCTCTGGATGGTCATAGTCGAAGTTCCCCTTGTTCCATCCTACTTTGCAATCGTATGGAATGGACAAGGTTCGACCGTGCTCAAGCGGAATCTCCTCCACCAAGACTTTTTGTAATTGGGGAATGATTTCATCTTCGGCTTCTTCCGGATACATAAAGGTGATGGCGTCGTGATCCTGCATCATAACGATAGCGATTCGCTGGCGCCAGATGCGGAGCATGGCACGATTGACTATGTCCGCTAGAGACCCTTGAGGGTTATATGCAATTGCTTCTCTAAGGGTCGCTGGCTCAGTACGGCGTCCGAAAAACCAACGTTTACGCCCTGTGAGAGTAACCAAGAAACCAACTCGCCGTAATTGATCGTCGGTCCATCCTTGCCATCGTATATGACTAGGAAAAGCTCTGAAGTACTTTGGCTGAAAGTCGATAACGACCCGCTCTGGGAGCTTGGCTTGTTGGGCGAGGGTGGTTGGCTTTCCACCGTAATTGCTACCGTGGCCAAGCTTTTTGCACATGAAACGATAAGAATAGTGTCGATAGAATGGCCCTTCGGCAATATTTTTATCTCTTTTAAGGTCACCTGTCCATCCAAGGTGTGGCCAGACGATTCTAGCAACTGCTGTATGCACATCACCAGATTCGACCGCATCAAAATATCTCCAATCATTGAAAAGGTTCCCTTCTATTGCACCAACGATATAGCTCTCGCCCGACTTCGCATCGAACTTCGCGAACTTCATCCCTCGATCGGCGATGAGCACGCTTCTAAGGCTTTCCTCCACGTTCTGTAGATTTCCGCCAGTGCCAAATTCGCTGAAGCTTGAGCTAAAGCGGCCGGTATTTGTTCCGGCGATATTGTAGCTGGTGCGGACTCGGCCGTCGGGGTCGATGCCGGTTCGTAGAAAATCGATTCTCTTCTGAAGCTCTCGCATAGCAGACAGGTGCATGACGATAGGTCGTGCGACCAAATACGATTCCATTCGCTCAAGCGCGTCTCTGTCACAGGTAGGCCTCCCTTGTTTTCTGATTACTGGTATCTGAAGATGTTCGTAGAATAGGGCCTGCAAGTCTTTGTTGGAACGCCAATTGAACGAAGGCATGCCGACGCCTTCGAGAACTATACGATCCAACTGCTCGGATAATTGATCGACCTTATCAAAATACTCACTGATGACTTCTGCCTTTCGAGCTTGATCAACCAATACACCCCGCAGTCGCATTTCCAAACAGGGACCTTGCAAAGCTCTCGAAAACGCATACGTTTCGGATGTATAATTGTCCAGTTGTGGAAGGATAGCATCCAAGACCTCAGCTGTAACTGCACAATCCAGTCCGTTATAAATCTGGTCTCGCTCCCATTGATCTGGTATGGAGTTTGGGGATGCTTCATCGGTTCTGACTATCCTCACGATCCTGCCTTAATCGTTTCCATTTTGCGTTCGGATTTCCACGGGCCGTGGTCGGTAAAGACTGACCCAAGATAAGCCAAGCCCTTTAGAGCCTCTGGTTGTAGAGCATGCATTAATAGCATGGTATCGTGTTTGGCCCCCATAACTTTTATCCCATAGGACCTAGCGAGGAACGTGATATCATATAATCCGTTCTGGAACAATTTAATAATTGATTTATCCTCAAGCACTGAACGTATAAGCTCCCAACATCGTCGTTCATCTGCTTGAGTAGGCCAATAGCATCCATTCTTTTTTCGCTCGTCATGGATTGGAATAACGATAGCAAGGTCCTTTCTGGGAGCGAAGCCGATACATGTAATCTGTTGTCCGCTCGTTTCAATGTCGACAGAAAGGATTTTATGGCTGTTGGAGATGTAGCGCGATATGAACGTTTCGATATCTTGTAGGTCGGGTTCAATCCAAATCTCAACCCTCGGTCTCCTGACATCCGGATACTCCTTTTCCTTGTTTATCTTCGCAAGATCAATAATCGTCGTCGGCCTTAGCTCCCACTGTCTACCGACCGCTGACGGGTGATATGTGTAGAGCAGCTTGTATCCAGACACTGTGTGAGTGGAAGTCGCGGTTGTACCACGAAGCTTAGTAACACCAGTGCGGCCGCTAAGAGCCCACATAGCAGAGTTGCCAAGGCATACAATGAGATTGGGGTCAAGCCGTAGTATCTCTTCTCCGAGCCGGTCCAGTTCTGATTGAAACTCCTTGCGGACGTATTTGGATTTGAGCAAGGCTGGGAAGTATGGTATGCCCTCGGCTTTGGTTCCGCAGAACCATTCGAGCTTGTTTCCGGGTGGGTGCTTTTGGAATACATTGGTTCGATAGACCTCAGGGTGGAGTTTCCAGATGGTGTCGAGGGAGTGCGGATCGCGGGTGCGCCAGTATTGAGAAAGGAAGTCTTGATCGGCGGATGACCAAGAGATGACGGAAGCGTCGGCGAGCATTTGGAGAAGAAGGGCGCCGGTGGTGCCGACGAACGAAGAGTTTATTTTGTCCTCATTCTCGCCTTTTGCCTCGCCGACGAGCACTACTGGTTTCATCGCTTACCTTCAAGCCTGCGAATTTCATCATCAATATACCATTGCGCCTTCTTTAGATTCTCAACCGGGTCCCCCTTGTCCATATACCGCCAGAGATACTTGATCGCGTTCCCAACATTGAAGTTCATATGTCGAGTGACTTCGATGCATTCGATCCCTGACGGATGCTTTCGGTAGTGACTTGGATTGATTGCGTCTTCAGCAATCGAAGTATCAATGGCCTTGGATGGTTCTTCCAATTTTGCAGCGTGCGCCGGTCGCGGTTCATGATCTTTGATATTCGTCTGGTCCCTAAGCCTTTGGATAGTAGAGTGTATAGCTCCTGAAGTTCGCTTAGGGAGCACTGCCGATATCTCCTCTTCGATCGCAAGACTTGTTTGAGCGATATCGAAAGGTTCTGCTGTTGTGTCACGCATGGTGGCTCCAATAAAAGGCTAGGGGCTCATTCGCGACGCCCCTAGCAAGTTGCTCACCCGGAAACATAGGGTGAGGGGAGGAACTTAGGCGTCGGCAGGAGCGGTCTTCCCGACTTTGGCAAAGATGCGTTCGCCATCGTCGGAGGACTCGTGTTTGATGAAGATTACGACTTGACGATTTGGCGTCTCGTCAATGCAGGCTGAGATCGATTTCCCTGCCATCTCGACTCCGCAGTTCTCAAGGAATTGGGTGAGCATGAAGAGGGAATCTTCAGTGACCCACATGTCGTTGCGGACCGTCTTGCCAGAGACCCCTCCTTCGATGAGGGCAAGGGCATCGTCATCGACACCGTCGAGCGGTGAGATGATCTTGTGGATGAAGCGGAATCCGGGCGTCTTCTTCTTGGAAGATTCGATCTTCTCAGGGAGCCCTTGAAGGACCGTCAGGTACGGACCAGCAGGGAGGGTCGGGGGCGGCTTGACGTCATCAGCAGGACGGTCGAGGAGGGATTCGAAGTTAGGGTTGGTCATTTGGGTTCTTTCGGTTGAGGTTGGATTTGGTCAGGTCAGGTTCAGGTTACACTCTCCTAGCAACGCCCACCTTAGGTTTCTCCACGGCAGCGGGCGCAGGCTGACCGCGGAGTATGGCAAAGAACTTCCCGAGGCCGGTTTCGACATCGAGAGTCTCTGGCATGGCGAATGGTGCGGCGTTGGCGAGGTCGATCATCATGTCGGATTTGAGTTGGATCGTTCGCTTGCCAGCGATGTTTTTGTAACGGACCATGTTGGGGAAGTATTGAGGGATTTTAGGTGATAGCTTCTGGCCCACTCCTTGAGGAAATATCTTCGATGTGCCATCTGGCAGGTCCATGTAAGAGCCATGGGCGATCAGGATCACGTTCGTATTCATCAATGGTGATGTGATCATCGAGATCATATTCTCTATGACATCTTGAGCATTGCCATAAATTGCCCGGCCATCCTTCTCACCAGATCGTCCGGCAGGTGTAAGTGCTTCTTGCCAATCGTACGCTGCATCGCATAGACGGGATAGCGAGTCGATGACGAGAATACAATCGGGCCCCCAATCGGCAGGCCGACCGAGGTTAACTTCGCTACCATCTGGATTTTTATACTTCCATTCGGAAAGCATTTTGACCGTTTCGACAAAGGCCTTTGGCTGGCCTTTGATCGTGGCACCAAGGGCGGTCGCTTCACGGTTATCACGGAGGGTCCGATATTCGACTTTCGAGGCATGAGCAGGGCACTCGCGAAGGACGAATTGTTTCAGGACATCAAGCTTGTTGTCGAGGTCTAGGATGCGGAGATTGTAATTTGGCACCAAAGATGCCAAAGAACCTGTCTTCCCTACCATTGCATCACCGACAGCCAGTAGTTTCACGATGTCGTTGGATTGATGGTCAGCGAGGGAGGGCATTGAGCAATCCCTTTGCTTTGAGTTCGAGTTCGCACTGAAGCCAGCCTTCTTTAAAAGATTCGGCGGCAAGGTAACGCATCTCTTGATTCAGTTCTTCAGTGTCTTTGAGAAGCTTGATATATTTAGAGCATTCTTCTTGTATTGGCATGGCATTCATCCTTGTAGTGGTGCTAAGAGAACTTCGCAATAGTATGTGAGCAGGTCCCCATCTTTGATGTCATACAGATGCATATGTTCCAGACGGATCGTCATCGTTGTGGAACCACCTAAGAAAATCTTGATGTAGTCGGTGCCTCGTTCGACAACGTGAAATTTACCTAGAACCAGTCTAGACCTCATCTGTTGCGGAGCGGATTCCATCGTTCCTCCTCTGGCAATTGTACGAAGTCCGCCCGCAAGAAATTCTCCCTCACCTGCGGATTCTTCGAGCACACTTCTCTGAACTTACATCCCCCATACATGCCGCAGGCTGAATCGTTCATCGGCCAATGGTTCGCTTGTGCGAAGGCCTCGGCGGCGTTGAGGTGGTATTCAAGATCGTTCAGCCATTCGTCGATGATCTCGTCAGTGCGATAGGTGAAGCCGCGTTCGAATTTATTAGGAACCTCTTTGGCGATTTGTGCGGCTTCAACAATGACACCTTTCATTACAGTGCCAAGTACAACTTGGCCAGCAAAGGCGTAAAGAGTCATCTGATTGTTAGGCGCCCATTGTCTCCAATAGTAATCGATAATTGTGTAGGTAGTAGTTTTGTGATCAAGAACATATGTGTCGCCGTTGAAGGTGACGACACGATCGAGGTGGCCGCAGAGGAGGTAGGGTTGCGAAGGTGCTACCATAACCTTTTCACAATATGGACAGTCCTTGCTTGGATAGTCGCACCTGTCATGGCCATGAGTGCATTTATAATCTTCTTCGGTCTTGCCTACAGGTCCCCAATCGAGTTCGAACCTGAAACTCAGTTCCACACCCGGTCTGCCGTTGTCGAGGATCAGAGTTTCGCAAGGGTCTTCACGGAACTTGTCGAAGTAGTCTACGGTCAGTTGGAGAAGGGAGGTTGGGTTCTTGTAGTTACCGGCCTTTGTGCTTGGGTCCGGGTCCCAATCTTTGATGCGGACCAAGAGGTTACGAACCGTCTCGGCAAGGCAGGTGTCGAAATCATTCCCTTCAGCCTTCAGCCATTCAAAGTCTTGGATCGCGGAGTGGTATTCTTGGCCGAAGCGAAGGTGGATTGATTCGTCCTTTGGGACCCAGCCCTCTATCATTATGTAGTAGTACAGCCGAGGGCAGGTTTTGAGATAACCGAGACTAGTTGAGTCAAATGCGAACTGCACTTTAGTACCGGGTAGGAACGGAGACTGAGGCATCTCTAACATTACAGTCCCTTTCTGCATTCATATTTGTGACGGCCTTTAGCCATCATGTCTTGTGTATTATCCTTTGCCGTACCTTTGAATAAATGTTCAAGGTTGATGCATTTAGGATTATCACAAGAATGAAGTGCCCAATCATCTTCTGTCAATGGCCCTTTCTTAACATGCAAGACTAAACGAGGCACGCCCCATTTCTTACCTAGACGGCCACCAACCATAACATATTGACGCTCACGTTTTAGGTTACCTCGATCTATTGAAGGTCGAAGATGACATTCTAAGCAATCTCCATTTGGAATTGCATTAGCAAGGAGATATTCAACAATTTCCTCAGGTGTTTTAGCCTCTCGACCCATCACACCCTCCGTCGAATCGTCGGCCCACTCGGTGTAGCCTTTGGCACCGATGCCAGCAGGTCCTTGATGTCGATCTTCGGTCCGTCAGCTTTTGGCTTTCTGGTGCGAACTCCGGCTTCACGTTGGGCTCGGTTCTTGCGTTGGTAGGCGATGATCTGGTCTAGGTCTCGTCGTGATAGTTCGAGTGGATCGAGGGACATGAGGACGTTGAGATCGGTTTCTTCGGGTTCGTCTTGCATGGGTCACTCCGGTAGCTGAGCGTCTTTGTGACAAATAAATACCGTCCCAATCGGTGCAGGTTGGAACACGATCATGTCTTCGTAGCCGCCGAGTTCCTTTCTGGCATTGTAGAGTTCGTTGATGAATTTAGTTTGGGACTTTGGGTCAAGGGTGATATGGAGACCGATTTCGAGTGCGTGGGCCTCGCGCCAGAACTCGATGTAGGCTGCGGGAGAGAGGCGGGTGGTCATCAGCGTTCTCTTACATAGAACTTTGCACGCTTCCAGTCAGGATGAAAGCCAAGAACGAACCAATGAAGCGCTGTTTTGGTTTTGATGATCAAACCAATTCCCCATTTGCCGATTAACGGATAGAGCTTCATGCCTGCTCCTCCCTTGAATGATCCTCAATCGCCAACGGCGTGTGATCTTCCAACTGTGGCCTGTCATTGATCTCGCTCAGCAGGTCAATCTGCGAAGCGTCAATGTGCATTCGTTCTGCGTAGACGTACCACTTATGGTCCGTATCCATCTTCAACCGAAGACAAAGCGGATCATATTCCGAATGCCCATGCATCTTGCTGCCTTCAGCGTGGACCTTGGCGTTCTCTAGCCGATGCAACTTCCGAGCTTGATTACACCGCATACGAAAGTAGTGCGCGTCCTCATAGGTGCCAATGAAGCACCGACCGCCTTTGGGATCGTCAACGACGCGCTCGAAGAAGTCGAGGCAGTCAGTGTAGGAATGGAGGGAGTTAGAGAGTGCCATGAGTTGGCTCTTGTTTCTGTTTGTGAGGTGACATGTCGATGATCTGATAGGCTACTGCGTTGTTGCCTTTACCTGTTCTTGGCAAATTGTGAGAAATCAAACGATAAGGAGTATCTACAAGCCCTTGGCGTATCTTAGTTAGGGCAGTTGCAACTGAATTTGATTGTTGACCACCGAACTTTTCTTTAAGCTCAGGCATTGTACATTCTGGATGATTCCAGATATAATTGAATATCCGTTGAACAGCAAGCTTGAACAGCAATGGTTGTTCTGGAATATTACCGCAATAGGGACAACGTCTTACCATTCTATCTGCTCCGAATCCACTTCGACCAAGCGGTCAAAGCTACGAGTACTGATGACATAATCCAAATTCTGATCCTGCACACTCGGATTCCTTCGAACCAACCACGGATCAAGATGCACTACGTAGCCCCATTCTAGGCCCTTGGCCTTGTGGCCAGTGGTGAGTTGGATTCGACCTCCTTGTTTGAACAGATACTCCGCATACGCTATCGCTTCGCTTAGCGTCTTCCCCTGCCCAGCAAACACCTGCATGCAATCCGCTAGGTCGTTGGCGGACTTGGACTCTTTCTCAAGCTTGTCGGCTCGCCATTCGGCGATTGATTGAAGAACGCCTTCACGCGGGAGAGTCTCGGGTCCGAGCTTGCGCATGATTCCAACAAGTCTTGGGCCAATATCGCTGCCGCTAACGGCGATAGAGCGACCGATGCTGAGGAGTCGCAGCGCGCATCCGAGGAGAGGTGCGTTGTTTCGACAGATAATTGTTGCTTCGTCAGGCAGATCGTTAGGCGAAAATCGTTGGGGACGGTCAACGGAGCCTCCTTCGGTTAGCCAACGGAAGGTTGGGACCCGCCAGTGGACGTGTTTGACGATGGCAGAGGGACAGCGGAAGGAGGTGGAGAGGGGGAGGGATTGGCAGGAGTATTGTTGCGTGGCTTGGCTCATGCCTCCGGCTTTAGCACCTCGGAAGCCGTAGATGTTTTGATAAGGGTCACCGACTCCAATAAGACGGGCTTTGACGAGTCGTGAAAGCAATACATGGTTAACTGGCGAAAGGTCTTGGTATTCATCGACCAATACCAATGGAAATCTTGGAAATGTTCCTCCAAACAATGCGGGCATATAAACTTGATCGTTATAGTCGAGTAGGCCATCGTAGGCAAGCTTGATTGATTTCTTGAGGATCGCGTCGATGAGATCGGTGGTGAGGTCATCTGGTTCCTCGTCGAGTTGACGGTGGAAGTCGGCACGTCCAATAAGGCGCTTAGCGTTCGGATACGCCCCGTCCGGTACATATCCAAGGGCCTTCGCTAGACCAATACCCGATACGACAGAAGCGTAGACAGCCCACAGGGCATCCTTTTGTTCCCGCGGGGATTTGTCGATGATCTCTCGCATTAGGTTGTTGATCTTCTTCGCGTCTATCGTTAGTCTCTTGCTTTGGGTATTGGCCCATATTCGATGTCCCATGGAATTGAAGGTGCGGACTTGGGTGGTGGAGAGCATTCGCTTGGAGGCTTCGTCGGCGTTCTTCTTGTTGAAGACAAGATAGAGGGCAGGTACTGCTGGCTTGATCGAGCGTTCGATTGCTTCCAAGGTTGAGGTCTTGCCTGTGCCTGCAAGGGCTGAGATCATTAGATTGTCATTGGTCATTGTTGCGGCGTTGATGCAGTCGATCTGTTCGTCAGTGAAAGGAAAGGCGGTGTCCATTATTCTTTACCTACAACGCTTAGAGTTGTTGGAGTGTTGAAATCTGCAATTAGTGAAAGTAGCAAACGATTGAATTGCAAGGCAGCCTCGTCAGACACGAAATGGAATGTGGCTTCTATTTCCCATTCCACACCTTCTTCTGGTTTATATGGGCGTTTGAGTTGTATTCCTTTGATCGAACATCGCATGGCATGGCTCCGATTATATACCTAGTATACTCCGATTTGATTCGAAAGTCAAGGGGTTAGGGCTTCATTGTATGTAACAAGGCACGAATTGTCGTAGCGATCCCTATTCCAACATTGACACCGTGAAAATGAACAGAACTGCTCTCGGCGATCTTCGCGCATTCCTCGATTGTCGTCGCCCTCACGTCCCCGCTCACAGGGGGAGGGGAGGCGTAGAGGGGTCGAACTTTCCAACCGCCGCTACGTAGCATTTCGAGATTTTTCACCGAACAATCGGTAATAGGCGCCCAATCGTTGCCGTCGTTGCTTTTCTGCCAAGCGACCGCCTCCCCATCAGGGAGAGGGGATTTGTGGACCTTCGCAATTGGAGATTTGCAACCCTTGCGGCACATAACCTCGGAGATGCATTTTGCGTGGGCACAGTGCATTTCATTGCCATGTTCGTCGCGATAGCCGAGGAAGGTGCCGCCGCTCATTTCCCCTCTCCCTTTGCGATCAACGATGCGGATGCGGGCGCGTCGCGCAGAGATTCTGCGATTACTTCGGCGATGTTTACGAGCAGATCATTCGGGATTGGTGTCCCGTCGATCTTGCGCCACCATTTTGCATTGTGTGGTTTGTTTTTCCAGCGCGCCAGACCTTCCTGCGCTAGATCGAGAATTTCACCGAACGTCACGGCCATTTGGATATTCCTCCGCGTTCTTGATGACGGCGGCAAGCGCATCGTTCCAGCCGGAAGAATGGCGGTCATTGGCCGATTTTCGAAGCCCGCTCACGAGGTTTTTTACAACCGCCGCAACTAGATCGTTTGGCTTCCCGCCCTCTTTCTCACTCGCGATGGTGGAACGGATCGCAGCACGAACTGCACTGCCGTCGTTGATGGTGCAGCCATTCGCAAAATAAATGGCTCGGTAAACCCTATCGACTTGCGCCTCCACCCCCACCGTGGAGGGTGCGCGGGTGTTCCACTTGACGATGATACTTTCGTCAACCGTGCCGTCTGAAAATTCGATCAAGCCGCAGTTGGTCGGCGCAGCGTGAATGATGGCGTCCACATTCCCATCCATGGACCAAAGCGCCTTCCGAAATTGAACGGCTGTCTTGCACCACGGACACGGCAGAAGCTCTGGCGAGGTCATGGGCTCTTTCAATTCAACCTCCCCTGTGCCATTTCCGTCACCTTCAAAATCATCCTTCGAAGGAGTTCAGCGATCATCAGCCAGCCCTTCGCGAGCATGTCGTCCTTGAGGCCGGATTCGGTATGTATCAAATGACTCATCATTGCCGCACTTTCTTGGGCTTTCCTAAGGTGCTCAATAAGTTGAACAAAGGTCTCGCTTGGAGTAGGAACGCTCATCGCTCACACCTAAAGAACTCACCATAAAGCTCTTTTCGCTTTGCTATTGCAAAGGCATTCGCTTGTTCGACATCTTTATAGTATCCGTAATACGTATTTTGAATTGAAACTTCATATCCAACCCTATCTGTTGCCTTGTAAACACCAATTGCTAAATGGTCCGAATCAAAGCTTGGCCTTCCCATTGGTTGTTTATTAATAGCATTTTGCTGGTGAGTAGCTTCTCTAAGATTATCCCACTCCATATTGGCAACCTTACCATCTTTATGATCTATGACCAAGCCTATAGTTGGCCATTCCCCCGTCATGATCTTCCACATTACATGTGTGACTACCTTGCCAATATTGCCGGGAGTATTTACCTTTGCAGAGACTAATCTATCATCGTATGCACGCTCTTTCGTGGTTTCTATTTCTTGAACTCGCCAAAGCTTGCCTGTATTTGGATCGTAGGCAAATCCAAGTTCTGGATCATATTTAGCCTTTGTAAGTTCATCAGACATTTCTTTTTCTCATGTTGTAAGTTGGGTCTTTGTCCCACTTGGGATTGTTCGATGCCGAGACTAGCATTTCTCGATAGCGTCGTTCGTATTCGGGATCGACATTGGTCATGACACGGCCGTCGCGGAAGCGGTAATCGCGAATCACTGGCATCTGCGGATCGCGCCAAGAGAGACGGGTGTCGGGGCGAGGGCGTTTCAAATCCGCCTCCTTATGGTTGGCACTTGGGCCTTTGGCAACAAGACTGCGATGTTGAACGTAGGTCGTTTGGCAACGAAATGATCAGCCATCTCTTGGATGTGCTCTACCCAGCCTTCGGGGATTGCAGGTACTGTCTCGATCGGCTGCCACCAAAAGGGCCACACTTGGCGACCATCGTTGGTGTACCATGCGTCGTTGGCGGATAGAGATGCGACCTCAAGCTCGACCTCGGACTGGTCTGAGTGAGCGTTGACTACGTGAGCGATCAAATAGAGATCATGGGGCATTGCTCAGGACCAAATAGGCGAAGGAGCCGAAGATCAGGATGAGGATGAGCCAGACTAGGAGGCTTTGGGGCATCACAACACACCCATCTTTCGCAACACAACCCGAGCCTCGTCGAGGTCCTTAGACGTTACCCCAGCCTTTTGCATAACCTTACTCGGCAATTCCGGTCGCAGGTATGGTTCGCCGGAGTGTTCCATGTGCATTGCGCCGAGAGTTTGGAGGGCCTGAGAGAGTCCGCCTTCGGAGCGGGCGAAGGATGCGACGTAAGGGCCGTTGATGGATGGGAGTTCGGCGTAGACGGAGCGCTCATCTGCCCAGCATAATACTGCGTACTTGGGTGCGGCGGATTTGGCGATGGTGGCGGTCATTTTCCCATGTCCTCTTTATGTGGACCAGCATTTAACGCCGCACTATAACCAGCAGCAAAAGCATCTTTCCAGCAATCAAATATAACACTACGAATGTAATCTTCGAACTGTTGACGTGTAATTGTATTCATTCTCGATACAATCTTGTCGGAATAGCGAGAGGATTTATGGATAAGCTTAATGTCTGTCATATACGCCTCCTGATAAACAATGCCTTTGGTTTGGTGCCCTCGGCGGGACTCGAACCCGCAGGAGTGACGGTTTTTGAGACCGTTGTGTCTACCAATTCCACCGCGAGGGCTGGTTCTTGAATGTTCTCTACTTCGTATATTGGAGTGTTAAGGTGTTGCCCTTTGTACTTGCCATCACTCAAATGCAAGTGTGAATAGGGATCAGAGATGGGCTCATCCGTTGATCCATACTCTGTCTGCACCCAGCCACCACGATCATAATCAAATCCCCAGCCGGTGTTGATTGCGTTGCGTTGGATGAATCGAGGGAGCATTTCACGATGGCGGCAGGTAGGCCGGACACCTGCCGGACATTCGCAATGCGTCTCTGAACAGAGATAGGACGACTCAACCTCGCTCAGGCTGGTCATCTTGACCATTCGATATTGATCGCCGTCGGTGCGGCAGAGGTAGAGGAAGGTCATGGCTGAGCCTCATTCAGCAGCTTGCAGGTTTGTTCTGCAAGGGCGTATTCCTTGAACTCGGCAACACAGGTGAAGGTGCCCGGTCGATATTTGTAAGGCTCATGCAAATCGACAATGCAACAATCATAGCAGCAGGTATGTTCAATTTCTTCGTTGCGTGTGCTAACCTTATAGCGTTCAGTCATACGCCCACCCCTCCCTTCTCTCGCGGTCAATCTCTCGCTGATCCGCACGGAAGTCTGGCTCGTCAAGCGCGTAGTGTGGCGTGGCCTTGTGGAAGAAGTCTTCGGTGCAAGGGACTTGGCCGTGGTCAAGGCACCATTGGCGGAAGATGGCGTAGGCGGTCATTCTTCAGCCTCCTCATTCTCGGCCTTATGAACCGTGAATAGGCAAACCACTTTGCCGTTGCGTTTACGTGCAAGCTCTAACATGGTTTCAAAGCACTTATCCATGTCACGATGCATTTCACCTGTTTCAAGATAGTATTCAAGCTCAGTAGTGTCTAAGGTTAATTTACAATCGTGTTCCATCGAACGATCTCCTTATTATACCTATTATAACATTTCCAGGTGCGAAAGTCAAGTGTTGTCTGGTGAGGGCTGATTGCAAAGAGCTTCATTCAATAGCTCCAATGAAATCTTGGCACTAAGAGCATGATGACGTACATTCATGCTAATTGTTTTGTCTCTGAGTATTTCGTTCAGGCGCTTTATGGCTATGATGATTATGTTAGTGCTCATGACTTCTCTCCTAAATGTCCAAATCAAAAAGTTGGGGCAGAGCGATTTGGCCCTGCCCCAAGGATTGTTTGTTAGCCGTTCCAGCCTTCGTAAGTGCCTCCACCGTCGAGCCATATGCTATAGCTCAATCCCCAACGCTGATCCTGTGGAAGCTCAGACCAACGCTTGCCAGTATACGGCCCATTAGGCGGCGGGACGTTTACAGAACTGCCCTGTTGTCCGATCTCGCCACTCGTTGACTCGACCGTCGAAGTAGGGAGAGGGTCACTCTGACCCATTCCATAGAAAGCATCTTCGTTCCTTGGCGCATTCTGCAAATCCACAGTACCACCAATAGGTTCCTGTATGCTTGCAGTAGTAGGGTCCTGTGACACGCTTACCTCAGGCTGGCTTCGTAGGGCTTCGCCTACAACCGCCTGCGTGTAGCCAGAGCCAAATTGATCTATGGTAACAGGCTCAGCCTTCGGCGGCTCAAGCTTCGCAATCACCTGCCCCAAGCCAGTCTGCAAAGTCTTGCACAGATCGAGCGCCTGAGCAGCCTTGTCTTCCGTCTCCAAGACGCGAAAGGAAGCATCGTCTCGCTCACGAGTCACCTCCCCGATCTTGAGGTTCAGTTCGTCGATATGGGAGCGGAGGATGTTGTTGGAGTCTTCGAGAGCAACATTGGCCTGCGCTAACTTTGTCGCATTGCTCTCAAGATCACGTATGCGCTGTTCAAGTTCAGGCTGTTGTTCCATCGCCCTTGCCATGGCAACCAAGTCGCCAACCAAGGAATTAATCTTTTCACCAGTCATGGCTTTTCTCCGATTTATTGTGGCAGGGATGCCACACTTAAGGAAGGGAAGAACCGGGAGGCCTTGATGCTTTTGTTGTCAGCGGCTACCCGCTCTAGCATTAGGTGCTCCCGGCTTGGCACTACCGGCGCCAAAGCTCTCCTAGATCATACGCGGTTATGGCATGGCGTCCGTTTTTGATCTAGGGCATTTCTGAATGTGCTTAATGCGCCGTCGGCTTGTGGCCCTCTGTCGGCTTAGTCCGCGGCGCAACCATGCCCGCTTGCTTCGCTGACAGCGGTTTCCCTTCGCCCTTAGCCTTCGGCTTCGGTGGAACCTTCGGCTTGGCCTTGAACGACTCATCGTCAGCCTTGGTCCCAAGCATCTTCTTGAGATCAAAGCCCTTGACCGGCGTTGCCGAGCGTTCCGCAAGATTGGCCTCGGCCTTCTTGTAGATATCTGGGTTCGCCGCCAAGACTTCCTTGGCCATCGCCGTCAGTTCCTTGGCATCGAAGGCACTGATCTTGTAGCCGTTTGACCTGAGCAACTCCTTGACCATTGCCTTTGCGAGGCGCATGGCTTCGGTGTTGACCACACCTGCGCGCTTGGTTGCCGAACGCATCCCCTTGATCGAGCCGTCGTAGAGAGCGGCTACGTTCTTTTGGGCTTGCTCGACGACCTTGGCCTTGGCGGTCTCGGCTTCCTTGCCAGTGAGCTTGGTGATGCCAGTGGCGATCTTGGACATGCCGACTTTGTTGATGATGGCTTCGAGGCCTACCTTCAAAGCGTATTCGTACACTTCGATGGGAAGCTGATCTACGTCCACGTCAACAGAGCCGCATTTGGCACGGATTTCGATGGTGAGGAGCTTCTTCACTCCTGCATCGGCCGTGTCGGGTTCAACCGTTGTATCAGTCATTGGTACCTCTAGTAACTGGTAGCTTGGTTCTGATCTGCACTCGCTACGTTGCGTTGCCGTGTGCGGAGAGCACTTTGCGTTGCGTTGTAGGCTTGGCCTCATCAGCACAGGACTAACCTGTGGAGGGGCGAGTATGCCCCTTTCGGCCTTTAGGCTTGGGCTACACTCCGCTGTCGCTCACGATGTTGCCGATTGATCTGCCGATCCGAGGCATATGGATACCTGCGTTTGGCAACCAACCATCGCTTCGCAGAGTTACGATTACGTAGGTTTGTGCCATTCGCACTCGCCAGCATGTCTCGTATGGTTTGCTTTATCATTGCTCTTGCGATACGTATCGCTTCCATTCTGACACTTGGCGTCATCAGAAATCTCCCAAGATCGGCACCCAAAGCAAGGCTTCGAGCGCTATTGCGGTAAGGATGAAGGCGAGTTCTAGTCTCATAGTCCAAGCCCCTGCTGATATCATCGCTGTAATCATACCGCATTTTGCACCGCAACACAAATCAATTTTTCGTGATGCGGAATGCCGAGCCGCCACTCTCGAAGCTGTGATAGTCCATGCTGGTATCGTCCATACAAGCCATCCAGTGTTTGGCAACCAAGCCTCGGGCCGGAGTCATACTCGATTTCCATTGTCCCTACATCATACACCATTTCCCTCGCAAAGTCAACGGTTCATTTCCCCACTCCGCACCCAATCACTAACGATTCTCGCTATCGTTACTCTCATACCTGCCTCATACTACCTCGATTCTATCCTCATTCACTGATTGGCATCCCCAAGCCCTGTGTCCCTTCCCCTGCCCCATGTATGCGTCCTGTCCCTTGCCCTCTTGCCTGCTCTGTCTGTTGTCGTATATATGTGTAGACAGAAATGGACAGAAGGGACCAGAACGATCCGGATAGGGACGGATGCGGTACTAGGGAGGGAGAGGGCACCGGACGACATGGCTTTGCCAATGAGGCAATGAAGAGACATGAGGGTAGTATGAGGATGGTATGAGGATGTCGAGTGCAGGTCTTGTTGTGACGAAGCGTGGGGAGGGAATGGAATGAACGATGTTGCATTGCACTCGCAGCGTTCGCACCGCACAACAGTATCGCAGCGCACCATCACGGCCTTGTGATCGAAGCGCCACGAATTTGCCACAATTGGCGCTCATTATGGGATTGTCGCCAAGGCAATCACGCCAATCTGCGACTAAGGAGCAACACCATGGCAATCCTCCGCAACCTGAACGAACTCACTCGTGAGCAATTGATCGAACAACTCATGGCTGCACAGAAAGCCAGCGAGCGGAAGATCACGATCAAAGTCACCGCGCCTAAGGCCGATGGCACTGGCACTTCCGGCGCGATTAGCATCTATGGCCTTGGCCGCTTCCCGATCACGCTCTATCGCTCGCAATGGGAGCGCCTGCTCGGCTCGGCTGATGTGATCCGTGCATTCATCACCGCGAATGAGCACATGCTCGCCACGAAGGACTGATCTGGCATACCACATGCCAGATGCCACGCTTCCCCGGCCTCTCGCCTTCGACGGGCGGGGGGCCAAAATTTTGTCTCGCGTGCGGGCGCAGTATTGCTCCACGCTAAAAATGTAATTTCCAAGAACGGGCCTATTACAAAAATATTTGCGGAATTGAGAATTGTGGAGGTATTGACTTTTGCAATCGAAGGGTATATTCTAAAGGGTATGATGGGAGAATTCTAAGATGGAATTGGAGGGATTTGTCGATGTAACCATGCTTTTGCATGCTGCGATCTACGCGCTTGTGCGTGAGGGAAGGGTCGTGTATGTAGGGCAAAGTAAGCTTCCGCTATTGCGGATTAATCAGCATAGGGGTGGGTGGGGGAAGAAGAAAGCTTTCGTGGGGGGCAAGGTTCGTGAAGTGAAGTCGATGTTGTTTGATGCTATTTGGATCATGCCTTGTCCTTGGCATAAGCTGGACGAGGTAGAGATCGAGATGATCAAACGGTACCAGCCACGATACAATATTCGGCATATGCCTAGACAGCCGTCGCCAGACATCTCAGCTTTGCTTGTAGAGCTAATGCCCTTCGTTGCCGAACGTGATCCTGAACCAAGAATCCGCAGACGAATATGAACGCGCCAGTGCTACATCGAGGCCGCCTTGATCGCAAGCCGAATATAATCGCGGTGCGCCCGCTCACGCGTGAGGACCTTGCTGTGCTTATGGAGAAGCGACCGGATCAAGGGCGCCCGCAGAAGCTCCGTGAGCACCATCGTCGGCTCGCCATGATGGTCGCACGTGGTTTCGAGAACTCCGAGATCGTCGCGATCACTGGTTTCTCCACGTCGCGTATTTTGCAACTGAAAGGTG